TACTTGGTTAATTCATTTAAATACGGTTTCGCTATACCTTTTATATTAGGGGGTAAGGTTCTCAAAATTTCATAAGCCTTATGCCCCATAAATTCTGTAAATAATTTTACAGAACATTGATTTATTTGTAATTCTCCTACTAAATTTGAGTTATCTAAATCTTTAATCTTAAAATTAATATCTCTATATCCATCTGCCCAAGGTTCATCAAATGAGTTTTTTTCGTATATTATTTTAAATCTATTTTCATTTAACAGAGTTTTTGTATTTAAATTAATGGCATCAAGCTGATTTGGATCATCAAATATAATAGATGCTCGATAGCAATCAGTTAATTGTCTAATTTGATTAGGAGTTCCATAAGATGCTTTTGCTTTTCTTAAAGCAGAATCATAACCTTTTATACCAGGATTATAATATGATATACCAGGTTTTACTAAATTAGAAACGATTAAGTTTATAAGTCTTTCTTGTGATGATTCAGCTAAGGTTAATAAGTGTTTCACGCCATCCTCTAAATTAGTAATATCATTAAATAATTCTAATGGTTGTTGAAAAGCACAAAACGCAGGAACACAATCTTTATTTATTTCTGTCATTTATATATAAATATATAAATTAAAAAAAAAATATAATATGGCGTTTAAAATGTTCAAAGGTGTAAAAAAACTTAAAAACTAAGTCTTAATAAAAAACTCTTTTCTCTTTTTCCAAATTTTATCATCATCCATAATTTTATTATAAACATTTCTGACATTTTTACCCTCTAGCAAACTAATAATAAAATAAATAGAATATATCCCACACTCCGTATTCTTATACTGATGCCTAACATCATTCACATTTCTCTCCAATTTAATACCTAATTTATCTGCTTGATGTTCCAACTTATCCATTAATTCTACAACTTCATTTGGAGGTTCAACAGCATAACTATCCCAATAACTAACATGCTTATTATTCAAATCACAAAATAGAGCAATCCAGTGGCTACCACTTTGGTTATGTTTATCTAAATTGAATACAGCACCAATACGACGTTTCTTATCCTTCCATAATTTAGACAAATCGATATTACATAGTTCATTAGATACACATTGACCATTTGAGAACTTTTTATCAAAATCTATTGGCACTGCACCTGCGAAAAAGAAATCATCGTGTTTTTGTTGGTATCTATTGAGTACTTCTTCTATATCTAGTGTATTTAACCATTCACGTGGATTATATTCCCACTTCTTTGGCATTAATGGCTTCAAGAAGTCATCTAGTTCATCACCTATGCTAGTATTTTTAATAAATGGTTGTTCTATCCAACACCATTCAGCACCATCTTCACATTTATATGTCATTGACATTTTATTATTAATTTCTTTCCATAGTGTTTTATTACTTTTACGACCAATAGTAATTTTATCTGTATGTGATTTATTCCATAACTTAGTGATTTTATGTAAAGCTTCTTTGTCGAAACAACTTACTCCAGTGCTATTAATGTGTGGAGAGCAGTGTTGTAAGAGTTTCTTTGTTTTTTTAGTAGTATTAACTTTGTTATTATTATTAACTTTATTGTTATTATTATTAACTTTATTGTTATTATTATTAACTTTATTGTTATTATTATTAACTTTATTGTTATTGTTATTAACTTTATTGTTATTATTATTAACTTTATTGTTATTATTATTAACTTTATTGTTATTATTATTAACTTTATTGTTATTGTTATTATTGTTATTTACAATATTTTTATTAACAATATTTTTATTATTTTTTTTAGTTTTATTTGCCATATCTTTATTAATTTAAATGTAGAAATTTACAAAAACATTCCTATAATAATAATATTGATAATAGCGTCATTACCAGACTGTTTTATTGTATGTTTGGCTTCTAGTATTTCACCGTCAATATCTAAATTAAATGATTTTTCATTGAAAATAGTTTCAATATTCTCAACAATTGTTTGTACTGAACTATCAAACTCTTCATAATCATTTTTGGCTAATATTTTAAAAGATGACCTGATGAGAACACCTTGTGTATCTGGTATCATATCTGTTGATTGATTAGTAATTCTACGTGGGGAAATCATTACATCTGAGAAAAGTATTTTATTAATTTCATTTTCAATCTCTTTGCTAGAAGGTTCTTTCTTTTTTGTCTGGTCAATATCTTTAGCTTCTAGTTCAATCATTTCAATAATATCATTCTCATCATTTTGGAAACCTTCACTTTTACATTCTGATAACAATAAATGTATAATGAATATAACCACAATAGTAAATCCTAATATAATTAGAGGGGTATTTGCCATTGTATTAACTGATATTTAATTATATTTCTACCTTAATTATAACTGAGAGGAAATATATAAAATATATAATGTTATCATCATCTATTTATTTAATAATATTATTGAATATAGCAATAATTTCTTTATTAGGAATAAAAATATATATTTTTAATGAAAATAAAAGTAAAAAAACAAAAGAGGGGTTCCATAATTATGTATTAAAAGACCAAAATTATGTATATAACCGATTAAGAAATTATCATAGCGGATATAATATGTATCCAAGTTATTATAACAATTCATATACTAATCACAGTAATTGTAATTGTCATTGCCATTGTCAAGATATGTTAAAATATCCAGAAAGGTCTTATAATTTAACATATCCATATCTATAATTTTATTAGTCAATTATTCAATATTTTAAATCTACCTTTGCTAGTATATTTATGTAGATTACCTGACAAATGAGTATAATTTGGTATTAAATTAAATAATATACCACATTGTTTTTTATTTGAAGAATTTAGAATATTACACACTATTTCCCGCATATTATTATTCATATTTTGTAGAATATGTTGTAATCCGTAATTAGTATATGGTATCAACCCACATAATTGCGTTGAATTATTATATATAACATCAATTGGTATTTCTGTTTTTTTACAGATGCCTAATATTTCACAGTTTTTTGTATCAAATTGATTATCATTTGGCATTTCAATGTCATACTTGTCAAAACATAATGTGTAATAATTAGTTGTTTCATTTGTTTCATTATTTTCAAAAATCATATTTTGTATAAAATATTTTGAATTCAATGTATGAATATATATATTATAATATGAATTATAATCATATATACCAACTATATTAGGATTTGTTTTATAAAAGTTTTTTATAAATGTGTTTTCTATTAAATTTATTATAAAACACCATTTATAGTTCATATGAAATATTATTATTATTATTGACAATAATATAGAAATTAAATACTAGAGTATTCTAATTATATATATATTAGAAAGGATATTGTACTAAACTTTTTCTCTTATATATTTTTTACTTTACTTTTTTTACTAGATTGCTTTTTACTAGACTGCTTTTTACTATAACTTCTCTTCTTAAAAAATAAAATCTTCTTCTTCCCATTATCAACCACAATTTCACCAACTGGTTTAGTTAATCTAGCAAAATTTACAGGATTACTATCACCAGAATATAAAAACATACGTTCTCCAACAGGTACAATTGCTAATTTCCAATAGAATTTATTACTACCCTTTGGTAATTCGACTTTATGATATACCACTTTAACAGAATCTTCTTGGTCGAACTCTACTATATCAACTGTATCTTCAACATTAGGTGCTGACATATAAGATTTAATATCATTTCTATTAATAGCATCATAATCGAAACAAACAATTCTTTTATTAGCAATATTTTGGATATTATCAGCATAATTCAACGTACAATCAAACGCACTATCCTTCATAATATCTTCAATCTGGTCTATCATTTCCAACTTACGTTTTGATGTAATATATAAGTTTTCATCAGAAGTGATTGGTTTTCCCATTTTTTGATAATCAGATACATTATTTCTAGCAACATCGTGTCTAATAACACCGCTAATATCATTTTTAATTTGTTTAGTTGAAAATGTAGCCATATAAATATATACCTCTACATTTCTCTCATCTGGTGGTAATCTAATATGGGACTCGTATCTAACACCTCTCCCAATTACTTGTTTTATTAAAACAGGTTGCCAATATGGTTCCATAATATAAATCTTCCTAATATGCTTTAAATCTACACCTTCTGCACCAGACCTAGTAGTTAAAAACACTTTAATTACATTACCGTGTAAGTTCTGGTCTTCTCCATATAGTTCAATCAATTGTTGCTTCATCTTTATACAACTAGGTGGCAATTTGTCAAATTCACTATTGTATATTTGCCTGTATATTTCACGTAATTGTTTGTCCTTAGTAGAACCAGCATAGAATATATACTTCATTTTCCCTTTGAATGCTTCTACATCATCATAATCAGATAAATCTAGCATATATTGATTATCCACTTTTTTAATTTCTAATGGTGCGAAACGTCCTGTTGCTTTTAGTGCTAGTGCCAATGTTTTAAGACCGACCATTTCTAAAAATTGGCTATAAACGAAACAGCACCCGACAGAATTGATTATATCACGTATAATATGTACGTATTTGGGAGAATATGTATGTAATTTACCACGACTATTAGTATCATCGTCAATGTCAAATGTCAAATATTTATCGCTCTCTTTTTCTAATGCGACTAGTATTTTTTTGTTTAGTTTATCAACTTTTTCTATATCTTTTTTATTCGCACTTTCCAATTTTCTAAAACTATCACGTGTATCTTTATCTTCAACTGGTTTATATTCTTTTGCTTCTAATATTTCCTCTAATTTCTCGTATATTTCCAAATCGTCCTTATCACCATATGGGCTACCAATTTCATCAGGAAATGCGAAACTACAGTGTAATCGACTATATATCCGATAACTACTTTTAAGGGTTTCGTCTTGTCCTTTTCGTTTCATTTGTTTTTTCTGTTTTTCTATTTCAGCCATACGGAATGGTTGGTATTTCGCTAATTGATAATCACTCATTTCGATTGGTACTAGATTAACAGTATGTTTTGGAAACTTGGTTTCATCAAATTTTTCATAGAAAGATGTTAAACCAACAATTCTCTTACGTAATACATCATCTTTCAAAATTTTATTATTATTAAAATTGTAGAATAGTTTGTGGAATTCATTTTCATCTTCAGGAAGACAAGTATTAATTTCGGTGCTATCAGCATATCTGCTATATCCACCAATATTTTTACTAGATAGCATAATTTTATCAGTTTGGTCTTTAAATGTATCGATGTCTAGAACAGCACTCTTATTAGCAGATACTCCATTTAATTGGCTTAAAAACCCATTTGGATTTTTTGAAACTTTAATTGTTTTACGTAATTTATCAATTACAACTTGGTCTACATTTTTATTCTCTAATAATTGATTGCGTATTGTAGCATATTGTAGTTGTTTGCCAAATTCTGGAATGAGTTTATATACTATAGTAGGAATGTATCCGTGTAAAATATTATAAATTCTAGTCATTTCAAAGATTTTATTAACAATTGGTGTTCCTGATAGGAAGACTATTTTACAATTCTTAGCATTCATCATTATCTCATAAAAATGTAATCCAATTTTTGTACCACTAGACATACTATTTGTTAGATTATGGATTTCATCAACAATAATGACTTTGTCGTCAAAATCACCTAGTTCTACTTTTTTAACAATACCTGGGTCATCTGTATGTACAAAACTAAATCTGTTGCGGATAGTAGCCTCTAGTTGTTTATAAAGTTTATTTTGATTACTAGATGATAATTTATCAAAATTATCCTTGATATTACTATTGTAATCAATTAGAAACATACCATCATTTTCAGTTATTACATCATTGGGGATACCTATTTTCTTAGCAAAATCCCTTTCTTCCTGGCTTTCACATTTGGAAAATACCCAATAAGCACTTTTGTTCATATAATCTGGACCACATTTTGTCATAATTTCTTTAATAAAATTGGTTTCTAGTGATGCTTTTGAAATCATAACAACTTCCTTTTTATCCTCTAGTGCTGTTGAAATTGCGATGGCGGAACAAGTCTTACCACTACCTAATCCGTGGAATAGAAGGATACCACGATAGGGGCTTCCACTTTGCATATAGTCTCGTAGTAGTTTTTGGAAACGAAAGTATTTAATTTGTTCGTTATCAACAGATTGTTGTTTAGTAGCATCATATTCACCAAAGTTCTTGTAGAGCCAATTATAGAAAGTTTTACGATTAGTCAATTCCCATACTTTCGGTTTAACATTTACCACTTTCTTTTTAAGAAATCTACGATTATCATCATTGGAATGAATGCGGACTTTTTCTATTCCAGTTATTGATTGCTCTTGGGATTTCTTTAAGGTTTTTCCTGTTTTCTTAATTGATTTTGCCATAAAAAAAATTATATTTATTATATTAATTATATTAATTTTACTTTTAATATTATTTTTAATATTATTTTTAATATATATTTTTTAGATATTAATATCTATTTTTAATATTTTATTAGATATTAAGAGAAAATATTCAGACTTTATAATATCCGTTATTTGTTTTCATTTATTTTGTGACAAGAGTCACACATTCCATTTTGTGTATCAACTGTATATTGAGATATTGAAATCCCATAACAATGATTGATACAGGGAACTCTTTCAGTGCAATATTCTAAGAACTCCTCGAATTCTGTTTCTTCTGTAGTAGGTTCTTGTTCTTGTTTTTGATATTTATGACCACAATCTGCACAGGTTTGGTCATTAATACTGACTACATACCTTGATTGACATTGTGTACATCTATAAAAGGGGTTTGGGTCTATAACACCTTTATTAATAATAACTTCATTAGTATTTCCGCCAAATCCTACTTTGTCTGCCATTGTAGTGAGAGTGAGAGAAACACACGATGTATTAGTTGTTGTGTATTTAATAATAATAATAAAATATAAACTAAAAAATTAATTTTAGTTTATAATATTCAATTTTAAACTAAAATCAACTCTATAAAATTGATTTTGCTATTTAAGAATATGTTGAATAATATATAAATATTATAAACTAAAATATTTGAATCCAAATCCAAAATATATTATTTATTTTACATTTTCCAATTATGTCGATGACTAGTGGTTCTATTAATGCTAAAAACAGCATTAATCCATATAATAACAAAAATGTATTACTATCAAAAAACGATGTTCAAAATCTATTAAAAAAATATGGAATTTTCCAAAACATCAATAATATCTCTTATTATCAGGAGGCTATGACGCATCCAAGTTATTCCATACCATACATTAAAGAGGTAATTGAACGTGATAATGTAGTATTAGTATCCCCACAGGACGGGTGTCCACCATTACAACAGAAGTCGTATGAAACATTGGAATTCCTAGGAGATGCCGTAATTGAATTGGTAATAACGAATTATTTATTTAGGAGGTATCCAAGGGAAAGTGAGGGTTTCTTATCGCGAATGAGGGTATCTTTGGTGAATAGGGTTGCATTAGCACATTTGTGTAGAATTTTGAAATTGTCTAAATTTATGTTGTTGTCAAAGACAATGGATACGAAGGAGGATGCTAGGATAAAGGAGGCATATTTGGAGGATATATTTGAGGCATTTATCGGTGCTATATTTTTAGATTTCAATAAGGATAAGCATGGTGCGATGGCTAGTTTCCATTCTGGTATGG